CTTCTTATCAAGCTCTACTTTTGTTTTTTGACCCAATTGGGTAAGCAAACTAGACATAATATATAATCCTTTGTTGTGGGTTAGTTGTGTTTAGAAAGAGTATAAGGACAGCTAATAACTGTCAAGCATCCGCAATTAGAATGTCGCCAGCTTCTGTAAGTAACGAATTACCAAGCTCATCTGTAATATGTATGGATTGTGGTATAGCAGTTCCTAAACTACTAATTAACCAATCAGTTCCGTTATCTATTGCTAAACAAGGACTTCCATCGTCACCGTCTGATACATAAACAACTCTACCAGCAGTACCACTGGACGGTAAACTAGAAGATGTATACGATCCTACTTGTAACAGTTGGGATATAGTAAGGTCACCACTAACTGTACCACCTGATGTATTTAACTTGTTATCAAGCTTTGCTTTAACCTTTTGACCTAACTGTGTAAGTAAACTGCTCATCCCTTGGTGTTATAACTGTTATTACGGAGCGGTCAAGGCATCAAGAAAGTCTTGGTAATCTCCCACTTCCTCTTCACGAGCATCTAAGAAGTACGGCAAAGAGTTCCACGCAGTCGTCCCGTCTCCGATCTTAATCCTGTTTCTAGCTGAGTCTAATTCGATTCCCAGTTCTCCTTCAAGTAGTACAGGATTCTCTGTCGTCCACTCGCTGGAAGTTCCTCGACGTAGTTGTATGCGTTTAGTAAAACTAGGCATCAGGTGATCCTCCGTCAAAAGTATCTATATCTGCTTCCACTACCGCTCCTCCACCGTCAACAGTAACAAAGAATGGATCGCTCTCAAGAGTAGTTACTTTACCTTCCAGCTCTGTTGCTTTCTCCTCATTCTCTTTTGCTTGGGCAGCGGATGTAGCAGAAATCGTACGTTGTTGAAACGCAAGAGGATTAGGACGTACTACAGGTCTTCTAGCAGGTCTAGCCATGAGTTAACACTTCCACCTACGCAACGATACACTCACTTCTTCTTAGGAAACCCACGCTTCATATTAGCGTAAGCCTTTGGTGTAATGGTAGATTTCTTTTTACTGCGACTGATGCCGAGCTTTCTTCTTCTATTAATGTTTGCGTATAATCCTTCTGGCATATCTATTTCCTCACTAATACTTCTAACATTCTATCTAATTTATTGTGAACTTCTTTAAGTGCTTCTTCTACCTTTGCGATCCGTGCTTCAACAGCTCTATCTCTTTCCCGTTGTGCAGCTAACTCCACTTCTATCTTAGTCATTCTTTTCTCACCGAGATCAAGACGTTCAATAACACGTTTGATAATCCACCCAATCACGCCAAGAGCAACGACAAGACCAGTGTTAAGAAAGCTAGAGATGGAGTCGATCATTGGTTATTAATAACTAACTAAATCAACAAAACCCGCTAAATTTGACTCGTTCGCCCCGTAAGCATAAAGAGACCGTGTATCACCATTATCAACAGCAGATAAAGTTATTCCTAAATTAGTACCTACGGTTGCTACAACTGCTTGCCTAAAAGTTACATCTTCGGAAATAGCAAAGTTTATTTCTTGAGACGATGTGTTATTATCAGTTAACCTTTGCTGTATTAATATTTTACCGCTTGTACGAGGAGGAGCGTACTCAGGGAAAGTGCAAAGTAATGTAGGGTTTGCAGAATCAGTTGAAAGAGTAGGTATACGAATGTACTGACGCTCTAATCTTTTCTCAGAAATAAAACGAGTTCCGTCGTGTAAATATCCTTTAAAATTCTGCCCTATTGTATAAGTAGAAGTACCGTCAAAATAGTTGCCTGAAAAATTACCGTTAAGAGTATTAAGTTCTACACCTGAATAGGCATCTTTGAATACACAACCTGTTATATTTAAACTATTTGCGTAACCCCCGGCTGTTATAGCTGCAATTTCACAATCAAAAAACGAATTAGTTACAGATAAGCTCCTAACATTATTACCCGTTGAACTATAAGTTAATCCCCTACCTCTTTCAAAATGACAACCATCTATAGATATGAGTCTACCCGCTGGTATATTAATACCTGTAAAATCAGAAGCAGTTCCTTCAGCATCGCAAGATATTAATTTAATACTATTACCAATAAGATGAAAACAAGATGCGTTTTCGGACGTTGCTGCAACTCTAAAAGTATTAAATAGTAAAGCATTTAGATTGTTGGCCGTTGTAGCTACTCCCTGACTTGTAAATTGCTGAATATCAAAATTGGAAAACTTATTTACCCAAGAGAAATTTATTTTCATACCGATACCACACTCTCTAATCGCTATGTTTTCTAAATGACTATCAGTCATCCAGTCGATATAAATACCAATATCCAATCCATTAGCATCTATTAAAAATCCGTCTAACCTAAGTCGCCTAGATGCGGTATTATGCGTACCTCCCGTACCTCCGGTACCGTCATTAATTAATACGGCACAAGAATCTCCATCTAAATTAGTTATACCTGTAGTGAAACTTAAACGAGTTGACTGAGATTCTCCTATTATCTGTGCGTTAACAAGATCGCTTAAATCTAAGTGTGTAAGAGAAAAGGTACCAGCAGGAATGTAAACAGTTCTACCACTAGCTATAGCGTTACTAAATGCAGTCGTGTTATCAGCGGCAGAAGCTGCTGTAGAAGCCCCGTAATCCAACACATTTACAACTTCTCTAAACCGATCCTCCAAGCTTCTAGCGGTCGTTGAACCTGTTGCCGTAACCTCGTTTTTAGCTGCTTCAATACCACCCACGGTACTCCCGTCATGCACCACCAATGCGTTCTTATCTGTGTCTACTGTCAGCTCACCTTGTGCTCCTGTAAAGCTACTGTGTTGAGCGGTTGTTCCTCTTCGTAATTGTACTTGTATGTTACTCATAGTTATTAAGTTTTATAGTATTGCTCCGTAATCGACATAGTCGTCTGCTCCCACTACAGCTACAGAGCCATAGTCTAAAGTGTTAGATACATAAGAATAGGCGTATCTATATCCCCTCTCAATAATAACAATAGATGCACTAGCTGCTGGAGCCGAGTCAAAGCGTAGCACATTTAATCCTCCGACTATTGTGTAGTCATTAGGTGATTGTACTGCTCCGTTTACTGTTACCAAGTATGATTGAGAGTCGCTGTGGTTAGGTGTAAAAGTTAATTCAAAGTCTGTATCAGACCCTGTTTGTGTAAATATAGAAAAGCCCGGTGTAGCACCAGTGCCTAATGTTAACTGATCAGCTACTCCTGTTACATATTGTTTGTTGACAGCGTCTTTTGTAACAAGCGGATCAGCTACTTCAGTCAACCTGTTACCGTTCATATCAACAGATACCGACAAGTTACTACCGTCGAAGTGATCGAGTCCTAAGCCGTCAACGTAAGCCAGATCTGCAAAGTTTTGAGAGTCTACATAGTTCTTTGTAGCGGCGTCTTGAGCGTCGGTAGGGTCGGCAAGATCGGTGATCTTAACGCCGTCTGCATCGTAATCAGTGCCACCTTTCCTACTGAGTTGTTCACCACCCGATCCTTCCGCTGCTTCTTGTGATAAGTAAAAACCGTGTAAGTAAGAACGATCTAAGTCTGACTCTGTAAGTACTGATCCGTTCTCAAAGTCTACAAGAGCTTCACTGGTGGAACTGTTACGAGCAATCTTTACAGCGTTACCTACCGCTACACTGCCTGAAGCGATAACAATCTTCTGAGGAGATGTAGAGATGGTGTAAGCAGAAGTAGCAAGCTTTACTCCCGATACATAGACATCAAGCAGTGCTACTCCTGAGTTGTCAGATAGATACGGAAAGGAAAAAGAGAAGCCGTTAGCAACTTGATCGGATGTCGCTGTGTAGTCTTGGTAGGAGTTAGCCATGATATTAAGTGTATATTATTAATTATTGAGTGAGAAGAGCAAGTCCTTAAAAGCCCATGATCTCTGATAATGGTGTTGGCTCCTTAGATTTTTTTACTGTTCGTTTATCAAGTTTCTTAAGTCGTTGTATTGTGTCATAAAGAGATTCCCCTTCTTCGTTCTTAAATCTCTTCAGTAAACCTGTGTCTTTCAATAGATGTTTTTCTAATCTATCAAAGTATTTATTCTGCTGTTCGGATAGAAATTTCAATCCTAAGTTTTTAGGTATTTTATTAGGATCGTCTAATTCCACCTCTTCTTTTTTATACTTTTTAGCCCAGTTGCCGTCTTGATAGACTCTATAAATAAATTCATCTAGTAAAGTCTTACCGTTAATTTTAAAACTCTTTTGCAGTTGAGTACCAAACTCGTTCTCGAAATGCCTACCATCATCATTAGTGTATTCAGACATTACTATCTTATCTTCAAATATAGTTTTAGGTAACTCAGACTTTAATTGTTTATACTGACGGTTATCAGTTAAGAAAACATCCCTAACTCTTTTTGGTAAATCTTCGTGAGCTTTATTATTTTTCTTCCACATCCTAACCATATCAGATGCCCAGTTACTAGTAGAAACTTTCTCTAATCCGAAAGAATCACGCTCGTAATTAACGCCTCCGTAACCTATTGTATAGTAAGCTGCCTTGTCAGTAAAATCTCCACCTCTTAAATCTACGACCTTACCCCCAGTACTTAATCTTCTTGTAGCTTTTTTAACTATAGCGGGTACTGGTATCTGTTCAGCTAACATACGAGCACCTACTCTTTCTCTTTCGCCCGGCTCTCTTACAAAGTAGTCTAAAGTATCGGATAAACCTAAGTTTAATGGAGAGTCTTTTTGAATTTGTGCTATAGATTTAAAGAACACATTTATAAAATCTTGATCGTCCCTCAGAAACTTCTCTCCTGTTCTTTCCTCTAATGCTTTAATTTTAGCCCATGTTGTAATGTCGGCTACAGTAGCCATAACATGTTTGATGGGTTCCCAATATTTGTAATCTATTCCATTTAAAGTGTAAGGTTCTTTGCCTTCTAACCAAGCCAGTCGCTCACGCTGTTCCTTATCTAACCATATTAAAGAGCCTGTCTGAAGCCCGTTCCAAGCAGCTATAGCACTTGCAGCTAATGTAGCAACACCAATCATAGAGGTAGCTATTTCTTCTTGTGCGTAAATGTGCTGTCTTACCTTAGCATCCTGTATCTTTCTTTGGTTTTCTTCTATGTTTTTTAGGTATCGTTCTTTTAATTGATCGTCCAATACATCAGCTTTGTCAGTTAATAGGGACCTGTCTCGTTTTATAGCTGCTTCGTATTTACGTATTTTAGATACATAAGGATTAAACACTGTAGCTCTAGCAGCACCAGCTGTACCTAATGTAGCACTATAAGCTAATACTTTACCGCCACGATACATACCTCTTAATGCCATAGGTATAAATGGTGCTCTGTTTTTTATTATATAACCAACAATGTTATCTTTACCTATTACATTTTCAATAGCTTCAATCGCTTTATTAACAAAACTTGTGTGTATCTCTTCTATTTTATTTGTGTCTGCTGCGTAAAAGAAAGCATCATCTGCTCGTATAATTTCTTCACGTAACTTAGATTCCTCAGTCAACACACGGATACCATCATCCATTGTTGTTTTACTTTCAAAAATCTGTTTAGCCCTAGCATCTATAGCTTTCTCTTGTAACTTAACATCCTCTATACCTTTTTCTCTAACTTCAAAGTAAGCTTCCTTTAAGGACTCAGACCACAGTTTCTGCATATCGTAAGGCCTCCTAAAGAACTCATCGGCTGCACCTAAGGCTCTACCAGCGGTACCCCAAGACCTTTCAATCAAATGTCCTAATGCTACTAAGTCTCCGTCAAGTATACGGGTGAATGTTTCATCTAAGGTTCGTCGAGCTGCTTGTTGTTTCTTTAATTTAACCTCAGCTGATTGCATTAAGTGCTTAACTGTTCTGTTATAATTACTAGAACTCATGCGACTACCTTTACTATCTGTAACACTGCGACCGTCTTTATAAGTTTTAGCAACTGCTCTTTTCAATTCATTAAAATCCGACCAAGCTTTCATGGCGGCTACATAATCGTACTTAGCTAATTGTTTTCCTACTGAAAAACTTTTATTACGAATGCTCTCATAAAACAATTTAGTAAGAGGAGCGAATGTTACAGCTTTTGTCCATTCCCATGTAGCACTAGGAACACCAGATAACACCGACCCCGGCTGAAATAAGAAAGCTGATTTTCTTACCCGTAAGTGCCAATCGAAAAATCTTTTCAATCTACCTATATTAGATTTATTAGATACAAGTTTATCGTGCTGTACTAAATAATTTATTATCTCAGCATCAATCTCTTGTTTTATTATAGCGTCGTTTGCTTTCTCTATTTCTCTAATAGTTTTACGCATATCAGCTTTAATAGCTGCTTCTTCTTTTTGTAACTTGTTTAAAGCTGTTTCTACTCTAGGTCCTTTGGGTTTAGGTTCTATCTCTGCTCGAATCTCGCCCATAACGGCCCTGCCTTTTATATCAGCAAGTCTCGCTATCTCTTGTCGTTTCTTTATTAGCTTAGGTATTTCGTTAAGAACCTTTTGATAGTATTTTATTTTAAGCTTCTTATCTTTAAAAGTTGGATCATCTTCTATCTTCTTTCTTTTGCCTGTAGCTTGAAACTCCAACTCATTCATAGCTAGAAACTTAGCACGATAGTCATCCAACTGTTTATTAAGTTTAACTTCTTCAGCTTGGTACTGTCTCTCTAATCTTCTAGCTTGCTCAACAGGGTCTAAGTCTTTTTGTGCTTGGTCTATTTCCCTTACCGTATCTCTTAAGTTCTTTCTAAGGAAAGCTATATCCTCATCTAATTTAGCTTCTTCTTTACTCTTAGCTATTACAGGACCTTCAGGTTTAGGTTCTACGAATGCTCGTTTTTCTCCAAGAGGTGCTGTTTGTTTTTCTAATAACTTAGCTCTCTGCCTGTATTTAGCTTGTATACGTAAAGCAGTATTCTCTGCTCTTTTATAAAACTCTATCTGTCTTTTTACTTCAACGATCTCAGGGTCTAACTCTGTCTGTTCTTTAGGTATCTTTTTAATAGCATCTAAATCACCAAACCGTTTCCTTAGCTCATTAAGTTTGATGTTTAGTTTTACTAGTTCTTTCTGAACGTTACTAACTATTTGATCTGGGTCCTGTAGACTTAAGTCAGCTTCAATTACTTTTTGTTTTAAATCTTTCTCAGTCTTTTTAACAACACCTCTTAAAGTATTTAAATAGCTTTCTACCTTTTCAGGTTTAGTAAAACTAGGTGCAGGACCTACTTCTTGCCTTATCTTTTCTACATCGCCTTCATCTAATAACTTGAAGAAACTATCTAGCTTCTCTTCTAATACAGATATTTCCTTAGCTTCCTTAGTTCCAGTTTTGTAGAATTTTATTCTATCTTGTAAATCCTTTTCCTTTAGTGTGCGTTCTATAGGTTTCTTAGCACTAGGTCTCTCACGCTGTCCTACGAGTATCTCTCGCTCTTGCTGTAATTGTTTCTCAAGTTTTGTTATACGGCTAGCTTGTGCTTTAGCTTCATCAATCTTCTCTGGTTTTAATACTGCTTGCTGTTCTGCTTCTGTGTATTCTTTCCTTTTTAGTCTGCGTATTTCTTTACCTCTGACCTTTTGTTGTTCTTTTAATCCTAAATAGTCTTCATGTAATTTAACAAGAAACTCATTATGCTTAGTGCCTTGCAGTTTAGCCTCTAAAGCATTTTCTAAATTAATTAACACAGCTCGTCGTTCATCAGCCGCATCGCTAAATTGTTTGGTTGAATGTTGTTCAGAAGTTACAGTACGATCCCTAGCTCTTAAACCTCTACCTAAATAAGCATCGTGCTGGTCTGTTACATCGTGTATTTGTTGCAGAAATCTAACTTCATTTAAACTATTTTGAACATCGGCTACATCAATATCTTTACCGTCACCCCAAGATAACACCATCTTCTCCTGACTAGCTGTTAACTTTAAGTTTGTTTCGTCTATCAGTTTAGTAGCTAAGTTAGACAGTTTCTCCACCTCTATCGTAGACCCTTCATCACTCGGTCTTATTTTCCTAAACTGTTTCTTTAAAATGTCTAACTGACTTTCTCTTGTATCGTCTACGTATTTAGTCCTAGCAGGTTCTTCTACTTCTACTTCTTCTACGGGTTTAACTTCCTCAACTGGTTCAGCTTCTATTTTATTTTCAGAAGTTTCTACAGGTTTAGCACCTCCCTCTTCTACTGGTGCTTCCACTTCCGCCTCTACTTTATCGGTCTCATTAACAGCGTCAAACGCTTCTTTTGTTTTTAACTCAGCTTGTGCTATATCTTCTTCGATAGATTTAACAGGATAACCGTCTTCTTCTAACTTTGTTTCCGTTTTGTCGTGTGCTGCTAAACCTACTTGAGTATCTTGTATTAATTTTATTTGAAGCTCTAAGTCTTGCTTTTGTTTTAACAGCCCGTCGTGCACTTGTTTATATTGCGACCACGTGCTCCAACCAAGACCAGATGTTATTCCTTTAGAGCTTGGTTCCGTTAGTTCTGCTATTTGTTTTTCTACCTCTGCTAACTCTTCTCTCTTATCTGCCTCGGCTAATTTAGCACCTTCTGCTATCTTACTTCTGCCCCACCGAGACGCTGCTAATCCATGTATGCCGCTGACACCTGCCTTAAAAGTCCCCCCAATACCAGCAGCAAAGATGTATTCGTAGATGTCTTTATCCTTACCGTTGAATATTTTTTCCATCGCCCCTACAAACGCTTGCTCTGTTGCAGCTAATGTAGCACCACTGACTGCAGTTTTACCTATGTTCGCAACAATCTTTTTCTTTGTAGCCCAAGCTGCCGCAGGAACTCCTAACTTCAATGTACCGTCTACAAGTTTCTCAACTCTGCTTAAAGAGAATAACCCAGCTCCGACGGCTTCCCACATTGAGTACTCTTCGTTAGGGTCAATTCCTAATTCCTTACTTACATACTGTCCTCCAAGATTAGAAAGCACCCAAGGCCCCGCTCTAAGTAAAGCTTCAGATGCCAAGAAACCAGCTACACCTGTTACTGTAGAATATGGTTCAGCAGCTTGAGGTCCCGCAAATCCAACCATAGAAGCTGCTCTAGTACCTTGTAAAAATGTTTTTAAGGTAGGCCAATATTTAGCGGCTGTGTACTGTAGGCCCATACCTCCTACTATTTCTGTGCCTGTACTAAGGGCTAAAGCTCCCTTATTATCTAACATGTAGTCAGCTCTAGTCTTTATCGCTTCTTTGAACGACTCCTCTGTTTGTTGATAAGCAGCCCTAGCTGCCTCGATTTCAGGAGTAGGTATGAATGATGGAGTTACAGGCTCTACTTCTGGTTCTTCTACTGGTTGTTGAAATCTTGAGCGTAAACTTTCTTTATAAGCTTCCAACTCATCGGTGTTAAATTCATCCGTCATTCTGCGATCCTAGAGTTTCTTAGTTCCATTAACTCACGCTGTCTAGCGATTAAACGATCAATATCCTCATCATTATATAGTTTGTATATCTTGAGTTCCTCAAAAGCTTCTTGGTCTTCTTTATTTAACTTTATCCTATTACTCA